TCCGTTTTTTGGTTGATGCTGGCCATCTTCATCGCCAGTTCAAGCTTGTCGGACACCGTGGCCTTGGTAAGGTCGCTCCACGACACCGCCCAGTTCCCCACAAGGAACCCACCTTCAACCAGTTTGTCTACGAGAGCATTGATCAGCGGCAGTACGTGGTTGACGCGACGAGCGTTGATGGTCTGGGACCATTCCTTGGCGTCCTCAGAAGACGCCCGCTCACCCGATTGGGTGCCCACGAGGATTTTCAGGGGCATTTCAACCGACGCCGCGAACGACATCAAGGCCGTCATGAAAAACGACTCGGGAACCGAAAGCTGCACGTTCATTGGCTTGGCCTGAATGCCCTGCAGCATGAGCACTTGATCGAAGCCCTTGGCGTAGCTATCAACCTGCTTATTCATAGCCTCAAGAATGCCGTCAGGCTCAACACCCATGGCCATTGCCATGTCACGGAGCGAAGCGTCCTTGTCGACTTCGAGCACCGGAGCAGCCTTGGCGTTCTTCCAGAACCCCTCGCCGCCAGCACCTTTGATCTTTTCCATGTCGATCAGATCGTTATAGCCCGCTTCGAGCAACGAACGACCGAAAACAGTCCCGTCAGTCGACCAAATCATCACCCGGCTCGGGTGCACCATGAACGACCGCGCCTTGGGGTGTTCACGACGGTTCTCGATGACGTCAGCCTCGTTGAATTGGAACATCAACGGTTGACCATAGGTCTCGGACTTGACGTTGTGGTCCCATTGCGACACGGTAATCTGCGAAGACCACGCCGGGATGACTTCCACTAGGCTCGTGATGCCGATGGTCTTGGACGGGTCGAGAGGCTGCTCAAAACCAAGCCCGTCCGACACGCGCAGGATCAGCGCAGAGTAATTTCCGACCATCGCCCGCCGATCGGCTTCGGCCATCTTCTGCCAAAAGTTAAGCCTCCGGAAGTGCTTGATGACTGCTTCTTCTTGGGCCGTGTTGGTATCTTTAGCATCAGCCGCCAATTTGGGGAAGTCTTCCCACGTTTTGGACGCCGTCTTGTGCACCGCAGCCTTTGCGAGGCCGTTCCGCTGGTACATCTTGAACAGCATGTTGAAGCTGATGCTGTCGGGCCAACCAAAGTCCTTGGCATAGTTGTGCTTGGTCTGTCCGAAGTAACCTGGGAACATTTCCGAGATACGCCTAACCGAGTTCAGGACCGCAGTCGCTGCTTTCTCGGTTATCGTGGTTCTCTCGTTCACGCTGGTTTCTTCCTCAAGAACATCATAGCCTTAGCACGGGCCTTTTTCACTGCCGCAAACGCGCGGCTGGTCGCGTCGACGATGTCGTCTTTGGACATTTCCGGAAAGTTCTCCAATTGCTCAAAGAACTTCTCGTTCCACGACCCACGGACGACCATCACATTACCGTGTTCGCACTGTGCTGAGAACGGCGAGAACCGGGTTGTCTTGTCACCCGTTTCCGTGCTGGACCGCACGTCGTAATCGTTCAGCAGGCTTGTGTAGTCCTCGATCTGGCTTTTGCCCGCTTGGCCGGGGTCCTGCGCAATGTCAATCACGATGTCCGGATCGGTGATGGCATCACGCGCAGCCGTATCTTTAACCAGTTTCTGCACCCCAGAAGGCGACTTGAAATCGTAGGTGCAGTCAAAGACAACGAACTTGGGGTTTTTCTCGTCCCCAGTTACCCCAATCTTCACCGAAGCGGTTCCGTCAGGGTTGTTCTGACCAGTCAGTGGCGTCGCCGCCAAGTCCCAGCCCCGCGCTTTCCGGATGCAAACTGGTGGAATATCGACGATCGTCACCCACTCGCGCTTAAAGTACATTCCTGCGCTGGGACGGATTTTCCAGTTACCGCCGAGTAGCCGTTCGCGTTCGACCAGCGGCAGCGACATCAGGTTCGCCATGTAACCGGGGTCGGCCTGCATCAGGATTTTGTTGTCCGTCAGCTTCGACGAGATGAACGTCACCGACTTCGCTGGGATCGGCACTTCCTCGCCATTCGGCCCCGGCATCGTGTATATTTCGAGTTCTTCCGGCGTGTCAGCCCAAATGATGTTGTCGCCGATGCGGACGAACCAACGAAGGACCCCAGACCGTTCCGGGATGGCGTAACCAGTGTTCTGATCGATCCACCAACTGATGAATTCCGCCACCCAGCTGTCTGCGTCGGGGTTGGTGGTCGCCCGAACGTAGGGGCGAACGCCGCAAGTTGACCGGTTCCGTGACAGCATGTAGAAAAACTGCTTGGCCGAGAAGTGCGTCAATTCGTCGAAGCACAAAAGGGCGATCGCGCTGCCCTGCCAGTTCAAAACGCTTTTGTCGTACTCCAAGTGCGCCATGGAAATGTTGGCTCCCGAAGGGAACCGCCAATCCAGGGTCATGTCCTTGGGGTCGCCACCAAGCGGCGCGTACATGTAACTGCTTTCGTCCCACAGACCCCCTTCATTCCTGATTTGGGTCGTGGTGCGGCGAAAGATCACCGCGCCGAACTTGGGGTTCCCGATGTTCCGAAGCGGTTCCGCTAGGAGCGCCCAAGACTTGCCACCCCCGGCTGCCCCGCCGTAGATCGCGATATCGGCTGGGCTACTCAGGAAGGCCGTTTGAGGACCTTCCTGAGGACGGATTTCAGTCAACGGACACCTTGGCGGTCGCCAGAGGCTCGGTCACCCATTTGACCAACCAGTCCGATGCTGCGTACTTCCAGGTCCACGGGATCGGCATCCAAACCACGATGTGGATGGCCACGCTCCCGACCTTCACCCGCGCCTGCACTTGCCGGTTGTCCACTTTCAGGGATGCTGCTGAATGTGCCATTGATGACCTCGTGGGTTTCCCTGCCATTCGTCGGCAAGAAGAATTGCACCGTCATGCCACCGTTCGGCAGCATCGTCTCGGTTCTGGTGACGTAACCACGCTTTTTCCCGATCGTGGACAGCATGTACTTCAACACGCCGCCGTCACCTGATCTTGCCAGCGCCTTGGCCTTCGCCTCGGCATCGTCCAGAAACGTCTCTTGGATGTCTTCCAGCAGTTCCGACAGGTTCAAGTCGCGCTGGATGAACGTATCGATGGTGCGCCGTGACCTTCCGAGCGCTTGTGCCACCGCTGCGATGTGACCGTCAAATTTTAGCAGCGCCACGGCAACGTCCAACGAAAGAATAAGACCATCCGGTTCTCGCACCGTGGGGCACGTGAAAAGATCGTAACCCTCGACAAACTCGGGCCGTACTAGGTCCTGATATTCGTCAAAGATCGACAATGCGTAGCACTCCGGGGGACTTGCCCTGGTTGAACCGCGACCTCGTGGCAGCGTCCCGAAGGACCCCCAACAGTCAGGCCACTAACTTCCCTAGGGTCGTTTCGACCCGCAGGTTGGACTGGAGTATTCTCACGAATACCTTGTTGCCCTTGATTTCTTCGATTAGCGCCATCACGGCGTCAGCGAACTGCGCCATTTGGACACCCACAGTTTCCCCCGCCTTCACGATGCGCGACTGCACCTCGACGACTGGTTCTGGTTTTTCATTGGCCTCATGTTCCACGCGACGCAGGGCCTCGAAAGCTTTGCTGGTCAAAATAGCCGGGGTGCGATCGCCGTTCCGGAGGAACCCAAAGACCTTGCTGGGCGCGAACAAGGAGAAGTCGCTCGGAGCGCGCAGCTTGACAAAAATCATGCCGGGAAACAGGGGGCATAAGAATGACACCACCTTGCGCATCCGGCGATTAAGCTTTTTGACGCGCTGACGGGGTACATAAGCCGGTGCACCGCAATCTGCGGCAACTGCGTACTCGCAGCCCGGTTTGACCCTCAGAATGTACCAGCGCGAATCGTCCATGAAGATAGTATAGCACAGGGCAGAGGCGGCGTCAAGTACCGGGGTAATGAGAAGGATTCTGCACGTGGCAGCGGTGCACCGGGGTGGGGCGGCAGGGCAGCCCCACGCGGGGGCGCAGCGGGCGGGCCGGGGGACCGCGTGGCGGGGTGGGGCAGCTGGGGTAGTAGCGGCCAGCTGCACAGGGCCACGGGCGGGCCGCGCCCGTGCAGAGAGTGGTGTCATGCCCGAGTGTTTTTTTGGCGCGAGGCACGGGCGTCGTCCGGACACCCCGGTGTATCTCCGCACGGGCGGGTCCCCTACTTGCTGCAGGTGCAAAGCTGCGACGCAGAAAGCCCGCTACCAGAAAAGCCAGACGGCGACCGACGCGAAGACCGCAGCACCAGCGACAGCGAGGGCGGGGGCGAGAAAGAGAGCTTCCATGATTCGTTCCTTTCGTTTCCTATTCCTCATTCTACCACGTCCCACCCCTCGTGTCAAGCGTGACGTGTGTGCGTACACACACAACGCACCCTGCGTCCGTGCACAGGTGCGAGGCTTGACCCCCACCCTTCCCCATGGTAGAATGGGGGACGATCCACACAGGAGTTTGCCATGATTCGTCGCCTCGCTTCCCGCTTCGCCTTCTGGGCGCTGTGCGCGTCCTTCCCCTCGGTGCGCCGTGCCCCGCGTGGGCGGTTTGCCCGTGCGCGTCTGGTCTGGTCGTGCCGCTTCCCGAATGGGTCTTCGTCCCTGCTTCTCCTCTGTGGCCCGGTCGCCGTGCATGGGGTCGCCCTTTCCGAGTGGTGTGGCCCGGTGGGGTTCCGGCTTGCGGGCCTCGCCTTCCGCTGGGTCTGATTCCTTCTCCGCCCATGCGTCGCCGCGCCCCCGCTTGCCGGGGGCGCTGGCTTGTCGGGGGTTAGCCCTCTGCTTCTGCTTGTGCCGCGCTGCGGGCTGCTTCTGCCGCCTCGTCTGCGGCGAGGGGGGTGCCGATTCGCTTTGCCACGGTGGCTGCTGCGTTTGCGTGGCGGCGCGCGGTGGCGGCGGCTTTCTGTGCCGCTTCCTTGGTGGTGGCGCGGTGCGCCTTTTCGGCCTCGGTTCGCACGGACGCACAGTCGATGTGCGCGGGTGCACAGGTTCGACGCTTGACACGCATTGCCTCGATGTGGTAAAATGGGGACAAGACGCCCAGATGTGGGAGAGGTGACGCCGAATCATGTCTCGATTTCGGGGGGCTGGCACAGGCCTATGCCTTGGCGTCACCTCTCCCGCGTGTCGTGACGGGCGTCTTGCCACCATTTTACCACATCGCGCACCCCATGTCAACGTGCATCCGCGCACAGCCGATGTGCACGGGCGCACAACGCGGTGGCTTCCCCCCGACCCCGCGACGTGGTAAGATGGGTATACAGGGCGAATCACCGCCCGCAAGGAGAGACACAGATGCCCACCCCCGTCGACCACGTAGCCACCCACGCCGAAGCCGCAGCCCGCGTCGCCGCCCTCGTGCGCGCCTTGCCAGACAGCGCCATCTGCGCCCTCGTAGACGCCATGGCTTGGGCCGTGCAGGAAGGCCACGATGCCGACATCGTCCAGACGCTGGAAGACGGCCTCTGCATCGCTGGCCTTCTGGAGCAGACGGTCTAGACTAGGCCTCTCGGTTCGCCGCCTCGGTGGAGGCGGCATTCCCGGCGACCTATACGCCCCGTGGAATACTCGATACATACCCACCACGGAATAGCTTGACACCAATCCCCGGGTGTGGTAGAATGGGGACACAGACAGCGAATCATCGCACAACCCTAAAGGAACGCCAGATGACCAACTACACCTACACCACCGACCGTGACGCCTTCGCAGGCATCGCCATGCACCACGCGACCCGCGCCAAGGCCGAAAAGCTGGCCACCACGCTGGAAGCGGAATACGGACGCCTTTCCCTTGGCGTCGCCACCGACGACAACGACGTCGTGACGGGCTGGATCGTCACCTTCGCCGCAGATACCGACGAAGAGCAGGAAATCTACTCGGGCGGGAAAGTCCCCAGCCTCGCCGTGGTGCTGGATACCTGCGCCGAGGAAGGGATCGACCCCACCCCCGCCGAGGAAGAGGAAGCGCCCCGCGTCTCTGGTTCCGTGGTCCCCGAAAGCTACCGGTCCCTGTATCGGCTGGCTTCCACGACCGGGCGCAGCAACGGCGACTGGCTGGCGGAACAGCTGGCCATCGACACCCTCGACGGCAAAGGAAACTTCATGATGGACGACTTCATCGCCGTCCTCGAAAGGAACGCCGTGCCCCTGACGGGCAAGTGGGCCGCGCTGCGCTTCGGCGGCGGCAGAGGCTGGCAGGGACGCTTCCGGATGAACGGGCGGCAGGTGCTGGAGAAGATGGTCGTCAAGACGCGGGCTTACGTCGATAGCACCGGATCGACCCTGCGCCCTTCCGACGAGTGGCTGGCCGATATGGAGACGAAGCACGCCAAGTGGCTGGCCAAGGAAGCCAAGCGTGAGGCCGCCGCGCTGGAAGCCGTCAAGTCCACCGTGGAAGGCTGACCCCAGACACCCAGTGCCCCCGACCAAGGGGGCACTTCCCACCACACCCCCTCACCAATGGAGACTTCGCTATGTTTGCTACCCTCGCCAAAATGTTTATTCTCGTCTTCTCAACCTCCGAAATGGACACCCTCGTGGGTGCCTACGACACCAAGGCCGACTGTGAAGAAGTCGCGTGGGTGATGGAGCGCTATCTTTCCGGTGGGGCGAAGGCCTATTGCGTCTCGGAGGACGACGCATGAGCGGGCGCATCGTGGGACTTCCGTGGGACGCCATCCAGAAGCTGCAACAGAAGGACACAAGCGCCCGCGAAACGATCGACACCAGTAAACAAGGTGACTATGGCGCTGACCCAATCGGCGATGGTACCTTTCGGATGGTCCCAAGCGGCGACATCGTGAACCTCGCCGAACGGAATCGGAGATTGGCAAAATGACGGGTTATCGTCGCCTTGTTTCCCCCGACCCCGCAGAGCAGGCGCTTCGCGACAAGTGGCACGAAACAAAAGAGGCGCTTGACCCTGCGGAAGCGGGGTCGGTGCTTAGACATACCCTCGCCGACAAAGCGCTAACCGAGTTTCTGTGGCGCAGGGTAAACACCATCGTGGCGAAAGATCGAGCCAAGCACCCCAAGGCGAAACGAAACATGGCCGTGGGATCCATGGGTTCCAACAAGACGAGGGCGCTTCCATGAAGTATCGTGCGATCCTGTACCACGGGGCAGACGAATGTTTCTCGTGCCACGGGGACGACCTGCTAGCGGTGCTGCAGGCCGCAGGTAGGGCCATGGCGAAAGAACGTCAAGGCCGAAAGGGGCGATGCGACGGGGGCACCGTGTTTCAGGATGGCAGGGTCAAGTACACCCTCATCGATGAACACTGGGTATAGACACACGTTTCGAGGCGGAGCGAAAGAAGCCGCTATGCAGCGGGCGCATACCCATGCTGCGGTGCAGCATTGCCTGTCACCACCGTCACTACCTAGAGAGGCCATACGGGTCCCGAGAGTGGTGGCACCCGTGCCCCGCCTTAGGATCCTCTCTGACACCCCTCTCTAGATTCAGTAGGTATAGAGAGGTAGTGACGGTGGTGACAGACCCCCTCTCGGCCCGTCCCCACGGGGTCCAGTGCGTCACTACCTACTCTTTCGACAGGTGGTGACAGACCGTTAGAGGTAGTGACGGCGCCTTCGCACTGACACCCCTCTGCCTTGCGTCACAGCCCCTTAGGGGTAGTGACAGACATTCTCTCCGCGTCACTACCTGCGCCCCGTGGCACTACCTCGGCCAACAGTAGGTAGTGACAGACGCATGCTGCGGGTGCAAAAGACGAGCCATGTCCCCCGTGCATAGCTGCGTTTCGCACCGTCCCCACGAAACCCTATCGACACATTTGTGTTATGCCCTATCGGCCTCGGGGCGCTTGCGCCCCGATTTCTTAGCGTTTCACCCGTGACATATTGACAGGTCAACTCCGCTGTGGTAGACTGGTGATAGGACGCGAATCATAGCGACAAGGAGACACATGATGGCCAGCTACTTCCACCCCGACTTGGGCGTCCTGCGCGCCAAGCTGACGGAACAGGGCTTCACAGAGACGGTGCAAGCGCACGACGACTTCACTCTTGTTTACTCGCGCCACGGCGACGTGGTGATGATCGATCTGCCCGAGGGCGAGGTGTACGAGAAAGTAGAAGCCCACTTCGATTTCAACACGGGTGTGTCGCTCCTCATGTTGCTGGGGTTCCCGCTATGACCCTCAAGCCCGAAGCTGGTAAGCGCTACAAGTTGCGCAACGGCATGGTCACCCAGCCGCTGGAGTGGGACGGCGATGAGTTTTTCACCAAGGGCATGCTCGACGGGTTCCTTCCCATGTGGTTACCTTCGGAAAGGTCGTCGTTCTTCAATGGCGGTGGTGATGAAAGCACCAAGTACGACATCGTCGAGGAGTACACCAAATGAGTGAGCGTGGCCACCATCTTGGCGACGGGGCATACATTGTCCCCGACCCATACGGAACACATCAGCTGTGGTTCAGCGCCAACCACCACGTAAATCGCGTCGTAGCCCTCGGCCCGGCTGCGTTCGAGGAAATGGCGCGATGGATCAAGAACTGGGCACCACCGGCATACGTCGAAGCACTTGAGAGGGGACTGAAATGACCGGAGCAGGCACAGTAGAAAGAACCACCTGTGGTAAGTGCGTCACGCACGAATTCTGCGGGCGTCACGGCTGCACTGCGACCATATACACCGAGGCCAAGGCAGTCGCTTTCCTGACGGGAACGAGGCTACCGTTCTTCCGCACGGGCAGCCGTGAGGTTTGCGACCCAGCGCCCACGGATACCGACGTAGACTTCGTGATGCTGGTGCCCGAAGATTGGAACTCGCTAGACTTTGACAACGCGTTCGAGAGGGCGGGCTTCCGCAACACCAGCCGCGAACATGCCGACACCTACGAGTCAAGGAACGCCCCGATCGAAACGTACCGTTGCGGTGAGGTCAACTTGATCGTCACGTGGGACAGGTTCACTTTCGGTAACTGGCGCGGGGCGACGTCAATCGCCAAGCGACTGAATCTTCTAGACAAGGGCGACAGGATCGCGCTGTTCCAAGGGGTCCTCTACTGCAACTGGGCTGACTGGCTCGTACGAAACCACGCACAGGAGTTTTGACATGATCACGATACACAAGTATGAAGTGTCGATAGACGAAACCGTGTTCGTCACGATGCCACTCGGCGCAGAAATTCTTACGGTGGCACTACAGCACAACAAGACGTGCGTTTGGGCTAAGGTGAACACCCACCACCCGAAAATGCAACGAGTGTTCCACTGGCGCGGCACGGGCCACGATGCCGAGGGACTGGGGCACTACGTCGGAACAGTGCAACTGGAGGGTGGGGCACTGGTGTTCCACCTATTTGAGGGGAGAGAACCATGACCTTTGACCAAGAACTCTCGCGCCGCTATCGAGGGCGACCGTTTCGAAACTGGCTGATCGCCGGGGTCCTGATCATGCCGGGTGTCTGCGCTGTCGTCCCCGGTGACTTCTGGGGGAACATGATCGGGGCATCAGTGGGGCTGATCATTCCGGTACTGCTGCTCTGGAAGGCCGACGACATGGAGAACATCAGATGACCGACGATCCTTTCAAGCCCTTGAGTGCCAAGAACAAGAAACCCGCCCTGTCAATATCGGGGCGGGAAATCAATAGCCCCAGCAAGGCACGAGCAGGTGCCGACAGGTCGCTGTTGGCCGCGATAAAGAACAAAACGAAATACAAGGACAAGAAGAAATGACCCATAAAAATGACCAAGGACGAATCGAAAAAGCCAATCAGCGTTACTACAAAGCTGCGCACCGGATACAAACAGCTATTGCCTACCACCCAGACAGGCCGACCGATCCTTACAAGGACCTGCGCACCGGGGTAGACATGTCCAAATCGGACATGGCTGGTCTGGCAAAACTGCTTATGGACAAGCGTTTGTTTTCGCTTGCCGAGTATGTAGAAGCGTTAGCGAAATCTGCCGAAGACGAAGCGAAACAGAAAGAAGATGAGTTATCTGTTCGCTTCGGTATAAACGTGAGAACGCTATGACCCCCGCACAATACATCGAAGCGGCGCGGGTGCCCAAGCACTTAAGGCCATGGCGCGACGGCAATCGGAATTTTCGGTTCGTCAAAGCGCGTGAGTTGTCTATGAAACTGGGCTGCACGGAGTTCGCCGTGCTGTCTGAAGTGAACGAGTACGGAATACACATGGTCGACGAATACGGTTTCGGTGGCCACGTCATCATGATCGACACCCCACACGAACTTAAAAAACACCTGCCGATTTTCTTGCACGGGCGCGGTCGCATCCTCAAGACCGGGCTAGGGCTTGGCTGCGTCGTGCGCGGTCTGTTGACCAAACCGAACGTGGAACACATCACCGTGATCGAAATCGACCCCCGGATCATCAAGTATGTTGGGCCGGAGTTCGCAGGAAATCCACGCGTCACAATCGTGCAGGGCGACGCGTTGAAGATGGAAGTCAACCCCTACGGGCGGAAGTGGGACTTCGCGTGGCACGACATCTACACCGAGGGGAACGAGGGGCTGCAGGTGTTGCACGCCGAACTGATGGTGAAGTATCAACCGTTCGCGAAAGTCCAGGGCGCATGGGCTTTCCCACGGGAATTCGCAAAGCGCTGGCCGTACAAGCTGTTGGGTGCGCCAAACACGTGACATATTGACACCAGCCCACCGGCATGGTACGGTGGGCATACAGGGGGCGAATCATGCCAAGATTACCAATTCCGGTCGTATACGAAGGTGTGCGATACGGTTCTCTGACCGACTTTGCCGCAGCGATCGGGATCAGCATATCTCAGGCATCGAAGAGACGCAAGGAGGGCACCATAGCGGATATTGTGCCGCTGCGCCCCGGTGAAAAATCCTGGGATAGAGCCGCCGATGCCCTGCGCCAAGGTTGTGCGGCGCACGGTTTCCAGTGGCGATCGCAGGCCGACGCCGCAAAGGAACTGGGCGTGGGCCAAAACACCGTGTGTGACGCACTGGCGATGGGAACATTCGAGGCGCTAGTCGCCAGAAGAAAGGGTATCCGGGTATGAACGTTGTGAGGCATTCGCGCGACTTCCTCGCAGAGGCGATGTCGCGACCCGCTATCGCGGCGTTGGTGAAAACCACGAAGGCACAAATCGCGCAGCACCCCGAGGAATGCGTCACCGTGGGCCAACGCCATTCGGCCATCCAGATCAGGGTAGGCAAGGGCAAGCGCACGTGGGTGTCGATGCGGACGTTGTTGTGGATGTACGAAGTTGCGCCGCACACCGACTTGGACCCGCCTGCTTTCGGCACCCCGACCTGTGGAACGGCTGGCTGCGTCAACCCCGCGCACCAGCAACCCCGCGCCGAAACGCAACGGATCAAGGTGGGGAAAAATGCTGCCCTTTAATTACGA